GAGGCGGTGGAGGAAATATACAAGGGAGCATAAGCAGGGGTGGAACAGACGATACTCCTGGAACACCTTTTTAATTATGGCAAAGATAGTACAAGTATTAACAAGACCAAGTAAAGAATATGATCTGTCAACGGCAGAAGCACAAGTTAGAGATCTTGATGCGATCGTAGAAAAATTAAATACTACGTTTCAACAAGAATTAAAAGATGAGGTAGAAGCAGAAAACTTCTTTTTAAATTAATGGCAAATAGTTTTATAAATAAAAAAGCAGACCTAACGACAACAGATTTAACAACACTATATACGGTGCCTAGTTTCAAAGCTGCTGTTGTAAAATCATTGTTAGTATCAGAAGATGCTGGATCAGGGAGCACAATAACTATAACTTTAGTAAATGCTAGCGGCACAATATTTAATTTATTTAAAGATAAAGCTATAGCATCTAAAGCAACCACAGAACTTTTAACCAACCCACTTGTAATGGAAGAGGGAGAAGCATTAAAAGTACAAGCTGCTGACGCGAACGAGCTGCACGTCATAGCCTCAATATTAGAAATACAGCCAAGAGAGGTAGTTTCATAATGCAAGTAATTAAACCAAAAGAAATAATAGAAGAAATAAGTAATCTTAAAACAGGTGAAAAATATAAAAATGATGAGGAATGGAAAGCTAAAGGCATACCAGAATCTGATATAAGAAGAGATGTTAGAGTAATTATGCCATCTCTTGACTTGTTTGGAGAAACAAAATAGAATGATAGTTCGGGATTTTCGTACCTGCAACAATCATCAAATTTGACAAAATTATGGCTATAACAAGAGGACAGATGCAAAGACAATTAAGAAAAGGTGGCGGAATAATGAATGTCGCTTCAGGAACTATTGGTGGTGGTAATTATGCTGGTATACCAATGGGCAGTCGAACAGGTTTTGGAATACTTAAAAAACTTAAAAGAGGTGTAAGAAAAATAATTCCTAACGAAATAGCAGACATTGCAGTTAAAGCAGCTCCTTTTGTTGCGCCGTTTAATCCTGCTTTAGCAGGTGCTATGGCAGGTATAGGTAGCTTTGACCAAACTGGTAGTTTGAGTGATGCATTAAAAAGGGGTGCATTAACTTACGGAGGAGGTCAGGCAGCAAGATTTATTGGTGGTGCAGGGTTTCAAGGTAATCCTTTTAACGAACCTCTAATAAGTTCTCCATTAGGAACAGAAACTGGCATAGGTAAACTTTTAGATAATAGAAGACAACAATTAATTGGAAAACAGATTGCGGAACAAGGACAACTTAATAGAGAGGTTGCAAACATAGGACAGATAGCTGACGCAGGAGGTTTCGATCCTGGAACAATTGTTGACCCAAGTGTTGTTTCAGAAGCTGTTGCTACAACCGCTAAACAAACAACTCCAAGTATTACAAAATTAATTAAAGAGGGTAATTATACAGAGGCTGCAGTTGAGGCAGGTAAAAAAGGATTAAAATCAATTTTTACAACTCCAATCACAGACGCACAGGGAAATATTACAGGATCAAAATTAGATAAGACAGCTCTTCTTGCTGCAGGATCTTTTGGTCTTACATATCTAGACGCTAAAAAAATAGCTGACGATGCGGGTGTAGATATAGGCACTGAATCAGAATATGATGAGGCCACAAAAGAAGAGAAGAAAAAAGAGTATGCAGGTTATTTACAAAACTTCTTTGGTGGTAAAAAAGATGGTGGAAGAATAGGTTTTAGATTTGGTGACAAAGCTGAGGATAGAGAAGGTATTATGTCTATGTCAAAATTAATTAATAGACCAGATGATGCTAAAGAAAAAATAGAAGAATTAGAAGACATTATGTCAATGTCTAAAGATGAAGACATGGATGATTTAATGGCTGGTACAGGTATTAATTTTAGTAGACAAGAAAAATCATATTTATTTAGAAGATTAGGTGGAGCTGGTGGAGCAGACAGATCCTACACTATGCCAAATCTTTATCGAATATTAAGTAATCCAAGTCGTTACCCTGAAGATGCAAGAGTATTAAAACAAATAGCCATTATGGGTCTTAGTGGTAAAAAAGACGGTGGTCGTATAGGGGCTAAAGATGGTTTTTCATTTATGGAACTTATTGACGATGAGGCTTACGACAAAAGATTAAAAGTAAAAGAAGATTTAATAAACGAACTTATGGACAAAGGTTATAGGTTCGAGGACATTATGCAATTAGTATCTCCAAGAACAAAAAGATTAATGGATGATGGAACTTATAAAGAATATGGTGATGCACCATCTATCTCTCTTGGTAAGATAGGTTTAGCGATGGGTGGTGAAGTACCAGTCAGGAAAAACAAAGCAGGGATCGAGGAACTAGACTATAGACAGACAGGTGGTTTCGTGCCAGTAGGAGTAAAAGAGAAAGCCGACGATGTACCAGCCATGTTATCCAAGAACGAGTTCGTATTAACAGCTGATGCTGTAAGAGGTATCGGTGGCGGAGATGTTGAAAAAGGCGCTGAAAAGTTATATGGTGTCATGAAACAAGCAGAAAAAGTAGGTAGAGCATAATGGCGACTCAAGATATCACACAGACAACCAGACGAGCCCCTTTCTTAGAGGCGGCACAGGAAAATTATATCGATCTGTTGACACAACAGGTGGGTAGAGCACCAGGCACTGCAGGTGTACCAACACTCGCGGAACTTGGACCTCAGGTATCCAGTGTTGACCCATTAACACAGGCAGCCCAACAAAGAGTGGCAACACAAGCAGGATTAGGTCAGTTAACCTTTGGTCCAGAGGGGCAGGTCACAGGAGTTGGTACAGGCACAGGTGTTGCAGGCTTCGAACCATTTCTAGATAAGGCACAACAGTTTCAAACCGCAGCCGCAGGATTAACAGGTCCTACAGCATTTCAAGCTTTCATGTCCCCATATCAACAACAGGTTGTTGATACAACATTAGCAGAATTTGATAGACAAGCTGCAGCAGGTATACCACAGATACAGGCACAGGCTATAGCAGCAGGTGCATTTGGTGGTGGCAGAGAGGGAGTAAGACTAGCGCAGTATCAAGCTGAGTCTGATAGAAATAGAGCTGCATTACAAGCACAGCTATTACAACAAGGATTTACGCAGGCATCTGATCTTGCTGCAAGAGCAGCACAACAACAATTAGGTTTAGGTGAGTTCTCAAGAGGACTTGCATCATTACAGCCTGCATTAGAGTCAACTGTTGCACAGGGACTAGGAACAACTGGTACAGGTGCACTAGCTTTCAATCAAGCTTTATTAGATGCAGCACAACAAAGAGCACAACTTGCATATCAAGAACCAATATCTAGACTAAATGTACTTGGATCTGGACTAGCATCACAAGCAGGAGGTGTACCTACTACAACTCGAACAATCTCTCCTGCAGAAGCAACAGCTAGTCCTTTATCACAAGCACTACAGGTAGGTCTAACAGCATATGGCCTTGGTAGTCTGTTCGGGAGAGGATAATGTTATATAAAAGACCAAACTTTAAAATGGGTGGATCACCTACTGGTATCGAGACTTTAGAGCCGAGAAAAAAATTTCAATTTGGTACACCTCAATTTAATTTTTTAGAGCCTGGATTACAAAGAGAACTTCAAATTCAAAATGAGTTAAGAAATAAACCAACTCAACCAACTAGATTTAATCAACTTTTCAAAAGATTTCCAAGAATATTGCCCCTTGGTATTTATGGCACAGCGGCTACTGCTGGAACAGGTATAGGACAGTTATTTGATTTCTACGCAAAATCTACAAAAACCCCTGAAGAATATAGAAGATTAAAAGAAATGAGTGGTGCTAATTTTAATTTTGATGAAACTAATCCAGATGTAGGTAATGTTTTAGAATATATAGATAAAGGTGGAGATATAGGAGAAGCACCTGGTTTCTTCCCTAGAGGTGGTAAAAAGAAATTTTTTGAAGATAAAGGTTTAGATCCTGAAACCGGACTGCCTATTAAAGATGAAGCAGATGACTTTGAGGTTTCAGGTGGTGTAATTACACCAAGACCAGGAGAGTCTGCATTAGA